GGGACACGTAATAGCATTTTGCACAAATTTTTTCCCCCAAACGCATATATTTTTGTGCAATCTGCTAGTGCCCACAAATAACAGTACCCATCCCCCCCTGCAGGGAATGGGTATGATCTAGTAATGATTATTATGAAATAACTTGTGCTATAATATCACTTAGAAAGGAGATGTAAAACATGCTTAGTCTGCTGTGGGTCCTTGGGGCCGTGATTGATATTTTGAGAGGGGTGAACAACGATGATTTCGATGATTAGCAATATTTGCACGGTTAGAATGTTATAATAGCAACATATGTACTATAGAATGTGGTACACTATAATTGTACCAAGAAAGAGGCCTACACCGGATGGCCTGACCCGGGCCCGTCCAGATCAGCCCCTTGGATGAAAGGAGATAACCACCATGATTATTAAAGACGCATTTGGCAACACTGCAGAGGTCCATCTGTACGACAAGGACACCGGCCTGGATTTTGTGGAAGAGTACCTGAATGCAGGGTCCCTTGACCGTGATGCAGATGGCAATTACCTGGTTAAGGATGTCCCCTACATTATCGACTATACCACCGATGCATGCATCGGAAGCAACCCCGATTTTGAAGAGCCATTGAATGCCGAATGGTACTACAAGGAGATGTGACCATGAAGAAGATTATCATTGAAATCGCCGATGATTCTGTTGCCGTGAGCAGTGAGGACTTAAAGGAACTTACCCATGCTGACATTGCCATTTGTTTTAAAACACTTATTGATGTGGCGAAGATGCTTGGGCTTTGGGACAAGGAGGATACTTAAATGGAAATGCGCAAGTTCATCGTTGAAATTCACCCGGACGGCCATGTGACGTGCTGCGAATATGAGGATCCCCGCGATGCCCGCAAAAGTGCCTGGCTTGCCGGATTCCGTCAGGCCCTCGCTCATTGCGAAGAGCAGGTAGATATTTTTGAGGGATTCAAGGATGCCTGCCAGTCTGCCCGGCTCATGTACCAGGGTGCCGCTAAGGTCCGTGACGTTGTGGCATCCTGCTACCGTGAATACTACAGCGACTGATTAAGTCGAAACGGCCCACAGGGCCGTCTACCGGGACCGCCCGCCCGGTACTGATGATGACAGGGCCAAATGAAAGGAGTTTTGTATTATGTCTGAAGCAATGACCAAATCCGAAAACACTGGTACCGCTATGACGGTGGCTGATGTGATGAATACCGGTCTTGGGTACACCGATATGAACCTTGCTGACCGCTCTGCAGCAGTCGCGTTTTACAACGCGACAAGCAACCCCGTGAACAAGCTGAAAGAGCACATCAACGAGGTGTTGTCCTTGGTGCATGTGTCCGTGGAGTGCGTGGAGGTCAGCAAGGAGGATGCTTCGGAGGGCAAGGTGATCGCCCCGCGTATCGTCCTTATCACGGAGGATGGGCAGTCTTACTCGTGTGTATCCGTCGGTGTTTACCAGTCGCTCAAACGTATGTTTGCGCTGCTGGGTGCTCCGGACACCTGGACCGAACCTGTGAAGATCAAACCCGTGCTGATTAGCACCAAGAAAGGTCAGGTCCTGTCCCTGAACCTGGTTTAATTTGACCGGTGGCCACAGCACAAGTGCTGTGGCCTTATTTTGTTATAGGAGATCACCATGAAACGTGACAACAAAGCTATACTGCTAGATAGTGGCGACCCTATAGAGGGCCTGGCACTGGCCATTGTATACAGCGGAGTGATCGAAAAGGACGCAAAGTTTTTTTGCTCCGACTGGGCCAGGACCCTGTTTAGGTACTTGGGCATTGAAACAGATCCCCTAGACTGGTATCTGATGATTTTGGACAGAAAGGAACGTGAGAAGCATGGCAGCAGGCGCAGCTAAAGCAAGGGCGACCCTTAAATATGGTCCCGAATTATATACCCCCTATGCCCTGGAATCCTGGCCGGACAGCGAGATGCGCAAAGAATACACGCGTTTACGCGACATTGCACAGAAACGCCTTAAGCGTTTGTCAAAGGACCCCATCAGCAGCACGAGCGACATTTACAAGGAATTCGCCGGAGGTTTTCCGACCATCAAAGCAATGCGCGGAGACCGGAAAGCGCTGGAACAAGCCCTTGCAGATGTGGCGCGTTTTGTCCGCGCCAAAGGGTCCACTGTAGGCGGAGCCCGTGAGGAATTTGCCGAAAAGATGAAAGTCGGCGGCATTGACGTGTCGGAGGTCCCCGAAGATCAGTACACGGCCCTGTCCGAATGGTGGGAGATCGTCAAGGCCTCCGGTGTGTATTATTATCCGTCAGATCAGCCCGTCATGTATTGGCGCGAAAAAGGCGGCTATAATGTCAGCATTGACGATTTTGTGAAATGGCAGCAAGGTGAGGTTAGTTATGGCACAGACTGGGACTATAGCGACGGCAGCAGCTCTGCCGACTTGCGCGGAGGTTTTGGCGGAGGCTTGTAATTACAATCCCGTGCCCTGGCTTATGGAGCACTTGGATTGCAAGCACACAAAAGGCAAAAAGCGCAAGACCAACAAAAAGCGGTTATATGTTAATATGCCGTGTGCGTTTGACATTGAGACCAGCCGAGTTTGTGCCGATGCAGACGGCAACCCCCACACTATCATGTATATCTGGCAATGTCAGCTTGGCCTGGATGTTACCATCATAGGCCGCACCTGGGACGAATGGCTGCATTTTACCGACGCGATCAGCGACTACTTGCGGGCCAATAGTGGGCCGCAAGGCAGCTGGTATCTGTGCATGTATGTGCATAACCTTGCTCATGAGTTTCAGTACCTTTCCGGGGTCATGACTTTTGGCCCCGGTGAAGTGTTTGCAAGCAAGCCCCGCCGAGTGCTGAAATGTGACAACCGCGCGATAGAATACCGGTGCAGTATGCGGCATAGTAACCTATCATTGGATGCATGGGGCAAACAGCTGGGTGCTCCGCATGCAAAATTAACAGGCACCCTTGACTACTCCAAAGTCCGGTACCCCTGGACCCCATTAACATCTACAGAACTAGCATACTGTATCAATGATGTGCGGTGCATTGTGGAGTGCCTGCTGATCGAGATGGAGCGCGACGGCGACGACCTGTACACACTGCCATTGACGCGCACCGGATACGTTCGGCGCATGGCGCGGCAAGCAATGTACAAGTGGGGCATTAACCGGGTCAAGCGCCTGCTGCCGTCGTGGGAACTATACCAAATGTTGCGTGAGGCATTCCGGGGCGGTGACACCCACGCCAATCGGTATTATGTCGGCCTCCATCTTGAGAACGTCGGGTCCGTCGATATGTCAAGCGCTTATCCTGCTGCGCAGTGCGAATGTTATTTTCCGATGACCCCATTTCGGCAGGAGCCTGCCACCGTGCAGCGGCTCATGCAATGTATGCGGCACGGCAAGGCCTGCCTGATGCGCCTACAGATCAAAGGATTACGTCAACGGTTTAAGTGGTGGGGATTTCCGTACATTCCGCTAGCCAAAGTCCGGCACTGCGGGGGGTACGTAAACGACAATGGCCGCTTGCTGTCTGCAGATCATTTTGAAATTACTATCACCGATATTGATTTTAGGATTATCGCCAAAGAATATGATTGGGATGCCCTCAATGTGTTGGACTTGTACACGTCCGACTATGGCAAGCTGCCAGCGCCCTTGACAGATTGTGTAAAAGAGAGCTACACCGGCAAAACGTCCCTCAAAGGTGTAGCGGGTCAAGACCTGTATTATGTCAAAGCCAAAGGTGACTTAAACAGTTATTATGGCATGACAGCACAAGATCCGCTGCAGCTGGACACGCTTTTTGACGAGGATGACCCAGATGAACTTTGGAGCGAATGCACCGACGACCCAGAGGGCAGTTATAACGATCACTGCCCGCATTTGTTTTTGCCATATCAGTGGGGCGTCTGGACTACAGCCCATACACGCAAGCGCCTCAAGATCGCACAATGGGCCGCAGGCAAAAATGGCGTGTACTGCGATACCGACAGCGTGAAATACATGGGTGACATCGACTTGACGGATTTTAACAAGTCCGTGAAGCAGCTTGCAAAAGATAATGGTGCCTGTGCTACAGACCCCAAAGGGCATGTGCACTATATGGGCGTGTACGAGCAGGAACGCAGTTATGCGGAATTTATGACCTGGGGCGCGAAAAAGTACGCAACCACCTACACCAAGGGCGGCAGAATTACCACCACGATTGCCGGAGTGAGCAAGCGCAAAGGCGGGCTGGAACTGGCCCTCTGGGGTGGTTTTGATGCCTTTAAGCCAGGCTTTACGTTTTGCCTGGCAGCTGGCAACATGGTCATATATAATGATCGCCCAAAGGTGCCAGATTTTGTAGTTGACGGCCACACGGTCCACATAACCCGCAACCTATGTATCTGTGACAATACCTACACCCTGGGAATCACCGACGAATACGCCAAGATACTGGGGTATAAGATCATGGAGGTAGTTTGATGATTAAGCTTTATACAGACGAGGGCTGGCCCAACTTTTCAGAGGATGACGGCATTCTATCCACCGGTGCCCCTATCATTTTTATCTGGGGCGGACGCGGCACCGGCAAAACATACGGAGCCCTCAAGCATGTGCACGAAAAAGAGGAAGAGTTTTTGTACTTGCGTCGCACGCCGCAGCAGGCGGAGTTGATTTGTTCGTCTCCATTGATGTGGCCATGGTCCCCGCTGAACAACGACCTGCATACACACTATGCGCCATTCAAAATGTCAAAAATTGCGGGCATGTACGAGGTGGGCAATGCCGGGGCCTATACTGACACTGGTGTACCTATTCGACCGGCGCAAATGTCTGGGGTGCTGGGCAATGTTGTCACAATGGCCCGCACCCGTGGCTTTTCGAGCCCTAACACCGATATTATAATCCTAGATGAATACCAAAAAGAGGAATCCGACTATTACCGGCGCGGAGAGGGCGTGGGCCTAGCGAACATATACGAGACGGTCAACCGCAACCGCGAATTGCAAGGACAAAAACCCATCACGCTGCTGTGCATGTCGAATGCCGTGGGCATGGCGAACCCTTATTATATGCAATGGGATATTACCGATACCGTGGAAAAGATGATCGGAAAGAAAGAGCGCATCAAGCTGCTAAAAGACAAGGGCATTTTGCTGATTGACTTGGTGGATAGTCCCATCGCCAAGGAAAAAGCAAATACGGCTCTGTACCGGTCAATGAGTGGTACCGACTTTTACCGGTCCGCGATTGAAAACCAGTACAGCGCAGAGGAAAAAAGCCTGGTGGCGTCCCGCCCCTTGCGCGAATATTACCCCCTTGTGCAGATTGGCCGGTGCTGTATCTACGAGCATAAAAGCAAACCCGTCTATTATGTATGTCGGCACCGCTCCGGCGAAATGCCAATGTACGGCACCGGCGACTATGAGCGCAAACGATTCCGGGCCGCGTATGGGTATATCTGGCCCGCATATCTGCAGCGGCAAATTGAGTTTGAGCGATATTCGGACGAAATTTTTTTCCGGGAATACTGCAGCAATACTTGACTTTATCCCACAATCGAATATAATAAAGATAATCCCCGGTGCCCAAAGGCAGCTCCCAGAAGGAGCGGGCAAGCGTCAGCCAGCGCAAGAACCGGGGATTTTATTCTATTCATATTTTACGGAGGTACACAAAATGGATGCTAGCACTGTGATTCAGGCTATTTCGAACGTTGGGTTTCCCATCGCGGCATTTTTGCTGATGTGGTACCAGTGCAACACTGTCGTGAGGGAAAACACGGCGGCTATTACCGAAATGCGTGTGGCCTTGGACGACATCAAAAAAGGGTGATCGCCATGGGATGCTACATTATTTTTGCTCAGTCGATTACCAACGAGCGTGCATACTTGCTGGCTGACTTGTGCACCCGTCTGGGCCTGGGCTATTACAGTGACTGGGCCAACGATGCCCGCACGCAGCAGTGCTGTGCCGTGGGTCCCGTCACCAAGGGTGACAAAGACCAGGTAGTTAAATGCCTGGCGCATGACACTTATGTTATTATGGAGGCGAAAAAAGTTGAAAACCAGTGAAAAAGCGGCCCTTGCCATGGCCGGTTACACCAAAGCCGAGATTGAGGCCATGGACAAACCCACGCAGACGGCCCCCGCCGCTGTGCAGAATCCTGCTATCCCGCAGCAGGTCCCGCCGTTGGCGGCTCCGCCCGCCAAGCAGATCGCACCGCAGCCCGCCCAGCCCGCGCCGCAGCCCGTCGGCCAGTATGACGGCCTTGAAGCTCTGCTGCAGCAGATTTTGCAGGGTCAGCAGTCCACCACCCAGGCAATGCAGACCATGACCCAGACGATGCAGGCCAATGCGCTGGGACTTGGTATCCAGCAGCAGCCCGCAGCCGATGCAAGCACGGTGACGGCCCGTATCATCGACCCCACGTATGGACAGGAGGTAAAATAATATGCCGCTTGGTATGAGTTTTGCGGACATTGCCGCAATTTTGACCGAGATCAACAAGATGGCAACCGGCCAGGAGCCCACGTCACCCATCGTGGACACCTCCAGTTTTGTGTCTGTAGCGCAGGCCACGCTGCTGACCGGCACCGACAACTACACCAAGGCAATCAGCCAGGTGCTGGGCCGCACTATTTTTGCGGTCCGGCCCTATGACGCGCCGATGAAGCGCCTGCAGGTTACCGGCGACGACTGGACTAACCACGTTCGCAAGATCAATTTTTGCGATTCTGACCCCGTGACGGATAAAGCCTGGGCCCTGGAAGATGGCGATAGCGTCGACATGTACGAGGTACACAAGCCCCAGGTCCTGCAGACCAACTATTACGGCCAGACCAACTACAGCCGCGTATACACCCAGGCCGATACCCAGATGCAGGCGGCATTTAAGGGGCCGGAGGAGCTGGCACAGTTTTGGTCCTCTTTTGTGCTCCATCTGTCAAACCAGATCGAGGCCGACCGGCGCAACCTTGCAAACAACCTGATGGCAAACCACCTGACCGGCATGACCGTCACCAGCCCCAAAAGCGTGATTTACCTGCTGGATGAGTACAACGCCCAGCAGGGCACCAAGCTCACGGTTGCCGACGTGTACAAAGAGGCCAATTTCCCCGGATTTGCTAAGTTTGCATACGGGCGTATCAACGACATTTCCCGCCTGATGAAAGAACGCACGATCAACTGGCACCAGAACTGGACGATCGGCAGCAAGACTTACAACATTATGCGGCATACCCCGTATGATCGCCAGCACCTGTATCTGTACAGCGGCACCCAGAGCCAGATTGATGCCCGCGTTATTCCGGAGGTATTCCACGATGACATGCTCCGGTACCGTGACGCGGAACAGGTCACGTTTTGGCAGGACATTGACGACCGCGAAACGATCGCCGCAACCCCTGTTGTTACCAGTACGGCAGGCGCGGCAACCAAAAATGAAGCGGTGCAGCTGACCAACGTGTTTGGGTGCTTGCTGGACTGGGATGCAATCGGGTACACTCCGCGCCTGTCGCGTGTGGTCCCGACGCCCATGAACGCACGCGGCCTGTACACCAATTTCTGGTATCATTACGGCTGGAGCTGGTATGACGATTTTACCGAAAACGCCGTCCTGTTTTTGATGACGAAGGGCGACGTGACCGCGCCCAGCACTGGCCGTGCAGCCAAAGTCACCACCCTCAAAACTACCATGCACAAGGACGCTGACCCCTCCAAGTCCTGACCGGCACCGGCGGGCTTTGGCCCCGCCGGTTATTTTATAAGAAGGTGCGCAGCATGCAAGCAGTATTTTACCAAATCAACAAGCGCTCCAATAGTACCAAGTTACCCACCGGCGGGCGAACGTTTGAGATCAATCTCAAAAGCCCGTGTACCATCATCGACCCTGAAATTAAGATTGCTACAGAGAGTAACCCCACCGGGTACAATTATTGCAATATCCCCATTTTTGGCCGGTACTACTGGATTAAAAACTGGACATATTCGGACGCGCGCTGGATTGCATCCTTGACCGTCGACACCCTTGCAAGTTACCGGGACCAGATCAGCAGCGCTACAGAGTACGTTGTGAGATCGTCCGCCAAGTATGACGGCACAATTTCAGACGGCCTTTACCCGGCAACCGCTAAAGTGCAGAGCGTAACCACCTCTTTTCAAGGCGGATTTGCTGAAACAATCAGCGGTGGTTTTTTCGTGATAGGGTTTATTGCCAAAAATGCCAACTCTATCGGAGCTATAACCTATGTAGTTATGACCCCCGGAAACGCTAAAAAACTATCTGCAAAATTGCTGACCGATGTATCATATCTTAGTATTGATAACACCGAAATCAGCGACAATTTGACAAAGGTCCTTTTCAATCCGTACCAGTATATCGTAAGTTGCAACTATTTTCCATTTGACATCGCTGAACTCACCGCGCATTTGCCGCTTGTGGCTAAGATCGACGTGGGGTGGTGGTCTGTGGATGTCCCCGGCTGGATTTTGGGCGAAGATAACAATAACTTCAAAAAATCGGTAAGTGTGACTGTACCGAAGCACCCCCAGGCGGCAAATCGTGGCGAGTATTGCAATGTTGCCCCTTACACGGATTACACTATTTATTTGCAGCCCTATGGAGTGATACCCCTTGATGCCTCTAAAATGTGGGGGGCTGCCACATTATCTATACAATATGTGACGGACCTTTTCACCGGTGACAGCGTACTGCGCATATTTACAAATGGCAAACAGCTGGTACACGAGACGACCGCAAAACTAGGTGTGTCGGTGCAGCTGTCAAATATTAACTTTGGTATCCCCTCCGGCAGTGGTGGGCTTTTACAAACCGGTATTGCTGCAGCGTTTGGAGGTCTACAGGCGGCATTATCTGGCGGTACTTTTTCGGACGTCGGAAACGGTATTTTAAATGCAGCACAAGCAACTAATGCGGATGTCGCAAGCAAAGGTGCTACAGGGTCTACAATCGCTTTTGATATGGCGCCCTACATGGTTGCCAGATTTAAAATTATTGTGGACGACAACAACGAGGACCACGGCAGGCCCCTGTGCCAGCGGGTGCAGCTGTCCACCATCCCGGGGTTTATCATGGTTGATGACCCTGACCTTGCCTTACCGGCAACGGCCGCAGAGATCGACAGCGTCAAAAGCTTTTTGCGCAATGGATTTTTCCTTGAGTAGGAGGTGCCAAAACAATGGCAGTATATAAGCAATGTATTACAGGGGTATCACCAATTAGGGTATCGGCGGCATACCCCGCATACTCCGACGGCAGCTACCATGGCGGCATTGACACGGTGCATAAAGATCACAAGGCATATGCACCAATGGCCGGCACGATCGTCACGGCCCATAAGTGGCAAGGCGGCACGACCGGCAACGATTCTTGGGGTAACTATATTGTAATTAAAATGAGCGATAACAGCTATTGGCTTGCAGCTCATTTTGCAAGCCAGATTCACAGCGTCGGCGAGACCATCACGCGCGGCCAATTTATTGGGCAGCAAGGCCAGACAGGCAACGCGAGCGGCATTCATACGCACTGGGAATACTGGGTAGGCGGTTATGGTACCGCGAACAGATCAGACCCCTCCGCCATTCTGGGCATTCCGAACCAGGTGGGAACCTGGGAAGTCGAATGGGATGCAAGCAATCCCCCCGGGCCGGGTCCTGGGCCGGGTCCGTGGCCTTCCGGCAAGCTGCCGGTGTGGCTGCTGTTTAAGATGGCAAAGGGGGGCAAGCTGCTGTGAGTGCACCCTATAGCTATGATCAGATCAATGCCCATGTATCACCGGTAACACCGTCTGTCATGCACACTAAGGGCAACAATCTGTCTTATTATTTTCGCAAATACCTGTTTTTGGAGGCGGTGGCAATGGTCCGGTGGACGCTCCCCGAAACCTGGCCCAGTAACCGCTTGCAATACCTGGTATTTGGCTCCGGCGGTGTGACGGTATTTAACACTGACCGGTATGGCCTGGTATATGATCGCATGGGACTGACCGGCATTAACATTTTTTATAATCCGACGCACTCAATCGTTGCAAATCCCTTTATCAAAGGGTCCCCGTATCTGCAGATCGGCAAGCAGTGCGAGATCATCAACCTGCAGCCTGACTATAGGGGCATGGTGGACATTGTGGCATATTATGGGGACCTGATGGCCCTTGCCGCCCAGACCATCCAAAGCAATTTGATCAACAGCCGTTTGGCGTATGTGTTTGCGGCAGGCAACAAGGCGGGTGCGGAATCTTTCAAAAAAATGTTTGACCAGATCATGCAGGGTGACCCCGCTGTATTCGTGGATTCCTCTTTGCTCAAAGCGTCCAAAAATGGGGGCACCGGGCAGAGCCCATGGATGTACTTTTCGGCAGACCTCAAAGGCAACTTTATCACCAATGAGCTGTTGACGGCCCTAAAAACCATCAAGGCGCTTTTTGACACGGAGGTCGGTATCCCCAACACCAACACGAGCAAAAAAGAGCGCATGTTGACCGATGAGGTCAATTCCAACAACGTGGAGACAGCTGCAAAAGCGTCGCTGTGGCTGGACAGCCTGCAGCGCAGCTGCGAGCGAGTGCACAAACTTTTCCGCATTGACAGATCACAGTTGTGGGTTGATTGGAGATTCCCGCCCGACACGGGCACGCAGGAGGTGAGCAACAATGCACGCAACACTAAGCTTTAACGGGTTACTGGCAGGATACCCCACACTATTCGACGACCTGCGAGTACCTGACAGCGTATCCAAAGAGGCGGTATGCAACCAGCTACTTTTTGATACGCTGGAGCTGGAGGTACTTTATACCGATGGCCCCACCATGCAAAGGGCCCTGGGGGTGTTTTCCCAAACCATGCTGCCCAGCTGGACCCGGTATGCCAAAGCCCTGGGCCTTGACTATGACGTGCTGGCCTCCGATGATCGTACCAGGACCGTGGAGCACAAGGGGACCAACAGCGGCGCCAACAGCAGCAAAAACGTGGTGGCAGGCAAAACTACCCGCACCCCGAACCTTACCACTATCGGCCAAAACAATGGCAGTGACAACACTACCAGGGATGTGACGGGTTTTGACAGCGGGGCCTTTGTGCCCGCCGAAAAGAGTACCACCACCCTGGGCACCGGTAACAAGATCACCAGCACCGGCACCGACACAACCACCGACGACCAGACAACCACCAACAACGGCAGCACGAAGGCCGAAGACAGCTACAAAGACACCGTGACCGAAAAGGGCAGGGCGGGCAAAGACCCGCAGGACCTGATCGCCAAGGAGCTGACCATTGCGGCCAAAAACGCGGTGAATAAGATCGTTGCAGATATTCAGGCAAACTTTTGCCTGCTGGTATATTAAGGAGATGGCAGCGAATGAATGACATTTATCCGATTCACAAGGCGCCTTACACCAATTTCCACGATCTTAATCTTGACTGGATTATTGACACGCTCAATGACATTGACCGGAGGCTTGCAAATTTTGTTAGCCTGAATACAATCAAGTACGCAGACCCCATTAAGTGGGACATCACCAGCCAGTACGCGCAAAACACCCTGGTTCTGGACCCGCAGGACGGCACTGCATATCTTTCCGTTCAGCCCGTCCCCCAGGGGGTGCAGATCACAAATACTGACTACTGGACCCCCGTGTTTACCCTGCAAAATTTTATTGACCCGCTCAAAAATGCTATCACAGCAGCCCCGCAGCAGGAAAACGGACAGGCCGCAACCGAACAATTACCCGCAAACAGTGTGTTTTTTGTTGGGGATATCCTTTGCACAAACCCCCAGGTCATCCCAAAAACGTCGCTTGTGGTGATTGGAACGAATTGCGTGGAAGTTTCCGTGGTCGACCTTATTTCACGACTGTTTAGCACGCCCACGGCGTGGTATCGGGTAAGCGATACTAGTATTAACATGGGATTCCCGTCCAGTGCGGCAAGTACCGTATACGGCGGTGACGTCCATGTGTATAATCCGACAGACCAAACCATTACCATTACAGGGAGGTAAGTACAATGCCTGATGTATCTATTTTTAATCTGGGTGGCCAGAACCTTAACGTAAAAGACGCCACTGCCCGCAGCAACGCGCAGAGCGCCAACACCGCAGCCACGGAGGCAGCAAAAACGGCAAACGAAGCGCTTAAAAAAGCTCAAGAGATTGAGAAACTTTCCCGCGTGACTGTTACCTATGAGCCGACTCACGAAACCATCACCATTACTACCGCAACCCACACCACTACCGCAACCCGCACCGCGACCGATTCCAAGAAGTAAGGAGGTTACCATGGCAGAGTTTGATAAAATCAACATTGATGCCGTCTCCTACAAAGTCAAAGATACCACCGCCAGACAGCAGATCGCTGACGAAATTACCGCCCGCGAGCAGGCAGATACACAGCTGCAGCAGGCCATTACAGCAGAGCAGAACGCCCGCAAGCAGGCTATTACGGCAGAGCAGACCGCCCGCGAGCAGGCTATCACAGCAGAGCAGAACGCCCGCGAGCAGGCGGACAAAAAGCTCCAAAACGAGATTGACGTCCTGCATAGCATCGCCCGCCCGAAAAAGTACCTATTTGTCGGTGACAGCTATTCAATGGGAGAGGGGGCCGGTGTAAGTCCTGGCATGGGATGGGCTCAAAAAGTCCCGCAAATTCTGGGCCTTGCATCCGGTGAATATTACAAAGCATGCCAAGGTGGATATGGATTTTCCAGGGCTGGCTACAAATTCGCAGACCTTGTAACGTCCGTATTGCCCACAATCCCGGACCCGACTGAAATCACCGATATTTACGTTTTCGGCGGGTACAATGACAACAACTACGCCGGCAACACAATCACGGCAGACATCGCTTCTTTTGCAAGGCTCTGCAAAACAAATTTCCCGAATGCCATTGTGCATATTGGTATGATTGCATGGAGCCCGGACAGGCAAGCCAGAGCCAACATTGCCAATAACGTACTGCCCGCATATGCCGCATGTGGTGAGAGCAACTGTGCATACCTGCCGGGATGTGAGCAGATCATGCACAATTATACACTGTTTTCGTCCGACAACATTCACCCCAATGATGCAGGGTATCAGTTGCTAGCGGGAGCTATTGTAAGCGCTATTAAAACGGGCGCCTATGCCGCGCAATTTGCGTACAACAGCATTGAGCTTACACCCGCTGGCATTGCAACAAAATATTCATGGGGTGGATTTTCGGAATGCATTTATGCAAACACCTGGACCCTTGCAAAAGCAGACGACAACAGACTGACCGTCACTTGTGCATCCCAAACAATTAAGGGAGACACAAAGTATAGTATCGGCACACTTTCGACAAAATACGGACGCCCGTATGATATCGCTATGGCTTGCCAAGCTATGACGACAGGGTATGTTGTGGGTGATGGAGGATTCCACAAAATCAACTGTCAGCTAATGGTAAAAGGCACGGACCTCTCCATTCTAAACGTTACATTGCCCGACACGGGTGCATATGTCAATTTGACAGGAGTAACGCAGATCGCCCTACAGATTCCAACGTTTACTATGTGTTCGTTGTTTGTGTAATAGCGTTTATATTTCATAATCATTACTAGATCATACCCATTCCCCTTCCCTGCAGGGGGATGGGTACTGTTATTTGTGGGCACTAGCAGATTGCACAAAAATATATGCGTTTGGGGGAAAAAATTTGTGCAAAATGCTATTACGTGTCCC